GGCCTTCAGGTTCTTGGCCATCGCCGCACCCCAGCCGGAGGACTTCGCCTCGATCATGTGGCGGAAGTACGGCCGCGCCGGGATCGTGACGGTGTGCTCCGGCACATCGTGCGTGGTGGCGACGTTGGATAGGTTCTGCTTGACGAACCGGCCGTTCTTCATGAACTCGCCGGACTTGTCGATCTTGCGGAATATCGTGGTCTGGTGTGCCTCGACCTTGATCGTCGCGCCGAACTCCTGGATCGTCGCCACCGAGGCGGTCGGCGTGCCGTCCGGGTAGGTCGATCCCTCGAGGAACCCGAGCCGCAGTTCTTCGCCCTGCCCGAGTCCTTTGCGGATCTCCTCGAGGCGTCGTTTCAGGCCGTCGCCTCCGGTCATGCCGATGACAGCCATCAGAAGCGGCCCGGCCAGCCGAAGCCCGCGCCCGGATACGACCGCCCCGGCACGTACTGCATCGTCCGGTACCGCGCGGTGGCCTGCCAGAACGACGCGCCGTACTTCGTCTGCAGGAACCACGCCGCGGTGAACGGCACCACGCCCATGTCCGTGCCGACCGACACCGAGCCCTCCGTGGCGGTGTTGACCCTGCCAACCAGTGGCGATGCGGGTTGCGTGGCGCTTCCCGCGTTCATCTGCGCGATGTGGGCCACCAGCATGTTCAGCAGCACGGCGCGCTGGGCGACGTCCTGAACGCGGCTGTCCTCGGTGTTGGCCAGGTAGATCGTGGCCTCGTCGAAATACGCCTGCAGCAGCGCATCGCTGACGTTGACGAACTCCGGGTACCGAACCTTGAAGGTGGCCGGATCGAAGACGACGACACCCGTGGCCATCAGTCTTCCTTGTCCGCCGGCTTGCCGTCGTAGGCCTCGGGCTTGATGCCGGGCGCGGGCTTGTCGAGATCGAGCGGCTCCAGGCCGGACTTGATCTCCTCCTGCTCCTTCGCCTGGCTGGCGGCCGAGCGCTCGTTCGACTGCTCGAAGATCAGGCCGTCCTTCAACGGGCTGAACGTGGCGAATTCGGACTTCCACGCGTCGAAGAAGTCCTTGTCCACCGGGGTCAGGCCGTAGCCGCCGATGATCTTGGAGCTGTTCGCGCCGTTGAGGGTGACCGACTTGCCGCCGGTCTTGATGATGAGGCCGTGCGGCAGCTTGCAGCCGACGATAACGTTTGGCATGGGGTACTCCTGAAAAAGGTTGTGCCCGGCAGAGGGAGGACTGCCGGGCACAAAAAAACCCGCACGAGGCGGGCCGCTGGGGTGTTGCTGGCCGATGCCGTCAGATGCCGTACATCGACGCGATCGCCACCGGCCGGCGGATGATGGCGCCCCACGAGCCGGCGGACTTCTTCTGTTGGAAGCTGGACAGCTTCACCAGTACCGGGTGGGCCCGAAGCTTCTCGGTGAAACCGGAGAAGGCCGTCGACTGCCCGTCCACCTCGTCGAGGATCAGCTGCATCAACTCGGTGGTGCCGGTGCCTGCCGCCGAGTACTCCACCGCCGACACCACGCGCAGGTTCGGAAAGTTCTTCTTCAGCTGGTCGCTGACGTTGACGTTGTACTGGTTCGTCTTGGTCAGGTTGACCTCGCTTTCCGGCGACAGGGCCAGCGTCATCTTGGCGTCGCGATCGACCAGACCCTTCATCTGGGTCACCAGCTGGCCATACAGCGCGCGGATGTCGTCGTAGACGCCCTGGCCATCCTTCAGCGCCCAGGTGGTGCCAGTCGAGGGAGCCACCGGCGCCAGCGGCGTGATGCCGGCCGGAAGCGATGGGTCGTTCAGCAGACCGTAGTTGTCCAGGCCGGCCACGCCGAAGAAGGCGATCTTGTTCGCCGCCTTGTTGATGGTCAGCACCGAGGCGATGTTGAGGTTCTGGGCGAAGTCGATTCGCGCCTCGCCGGCCATCTCCATCTCGCGCTCACCCCAACGAGTGACGGTCTGGAAGTGGTAGCTCTGCCGCGGCACCCAGTTCACGTTCGCGGACGACTGGCCGTTGTTGCTGTAGTCGCCGTAGCTCGACACCTCGCCGGTGGATTCGACCACCTGGAACTGCGCGGTGAGCGTGGTCCAGTCGCCCTTCTTGGCCTCGCCGATGATCTCGGTGGCCTTCATCGGGGAGACCAGCACGCGAACCACTTCCGGGTCCAGGTAGTTGGCCAGGAACGCCGGGATGCCGGCATTGCTGACGGTGATCAGGCCCGGCTGCGCATCCATGGCGAGGTTGATGTCGTGGGCGAACTTCGGGTCGGTGTAGCCCCGGAAGTCACCCAGTTCGATGCCGCGGGCACGCAGCTCGCGGATTTCCTGCTGCAAGTTGAGGGTCATGGCATCAGTTCCAGGTGGTGATCTTGACGAGCTCGTTGGCGGCGGCGGCGCTGCCCACGAACCATTTGGTTTCCACGTAGCTGCTGGACGACGCAGCCTGCGCGGCGATCGTTCCGGGCGAGGTCGACAGCGTGTACGTGCCGGTGCCGCCGGTGCCGGTGCCCAACGCGGTGATGGTGGTGCCCGCCGCCACGCTGGCACTGGTGACGACATCGCCGACCTTGAGCGCACCGGACGATACGGCGGTCACGGTCATCACGTTGGTGGCGAAACTGGCGGTACCCACGAATGTGCTCGGCGGCGTGCCGGCCACGCCGGTGGCGATAGCACCGGTGTTGTGGTCGGCGAACACCTTCTGACCCACGGTGGCCACGGTCAGGCTCTTGGCCCAGAAGTCGCCGGCGGACATCAGCGTCACCGGCTGACCGACCGGGATGTTCATCGATGCTTCGGCGAGCCACGTGACGATCAGCGCCTGCATGTCGCGATGGATGAATCCAGTCGGTGCGCCGCTGCCGGCGTTGGTGACCAGGCCGTTGGCGTCGGCCCAGCCGAACAGGCCGACGTTGGCGCCACCGGTGCCGGCGACGAAGGCGCCAGGGCCGGCCAGAACGCTCGCGTTCGGGTTGGCGGAGGCGAAATCACCGGCAACCGCAGGCGCCGGGGTGATGTTGACAGAGGTCTGGAAAGGCATGGGTCAGGCCCTCGCGAGCTTGGTGGCGGTGGGGAAGCGGGCGGCGAAATCGCTCGCGTGGGCGGCGTCCATGGCGACGCGTGGCGACGGAGCAGACTTGCGCTCCTTGGCCATGCTGACCATCGCCGGAAGGGCCGAGGCATGCACGCCCTTGGTGTCGACGCCGACGGAGTCGAGCGCGAAGCGGTACACCTCCTCGGCCGAATCCATGGCGACCACGGCACCGACCAGCGGCTGCACGTCCTGTTCCGCCTGGCGGATGGCGCGGAACTCGCTCAGGGCGCTGGTGCGGGCGTTGTCGGCGGCCAGACGAATGGCGGCGTCGTTGGCCTTCTTGCCATCCTCGTCGGCCTTTTTCTTGGCCTCCTCGTCTTCCTCATCGTCGGCCTTCTTCTTGTCGGCCTCGTCCTTTTCCTTCTTCTCGCGCGCCGCCTTTTCCTCGGCGGTCTCGTCGTCTTCATCCTTGGCCTTCTTGTCGTCCGGATCGTCCTCGGCCTCGTCGCATGCCAGCTGCAGCACGCGGGTCAGCGCCTCGACGTCGATGTCGACCTTGCCGGCGAAGACCGACTTGGCATCCATCGCCAGGAACTCGGGTTTCTTGTTGCCGCGCACGATGGCGCGGAGCTGGGGAATGGCGCCGTCCTGAGCCAGAAGCGGCCGCAGGTAAGCGCCAAGGGCCGCGCGCATGGCGACCGACTTGTTGCTCAATTTCATGGGTATGAACTCCAGTGGTAATGAATCGCCGACAATGACGTCAGCACCTGCGCGCCCGGCCTCGACCAGGGCGACGTGATTCCCGACGATGTCCGTCATGCGCCCGTCGTACGGGACGCCTTCATAGTCGCCGGGTGTCATGTCGGCCACGTAGCGATACGAGGACGACAGCTCTCTTTGCTCGCCGGTCTCGATGCCGGCGATCGCGCTCGCGTCCCAGACGGTGAGCGAGTTCTTGAGGTAGGGCGGATCGAACACCGCGTCGTTGCCGAGGCAGCCGACGACGTCGTATTTCTGGGTGTCGGAGGCGCTGACGGCGATGTGCCGCTGCATCAGCTGGATACCGTTGAACGTGGACGCCGCCTTGGCCAGCTCCACGGGGTCGCGCAGGAGCATGTAGACCTGATTCGGATTCAGGCCCAGCGCCTCGCTGTTCGGGATCTCGCGGCCGTAATACGGGCAGACGTTCGCCTTGCTGATCGGCGAGATCTCGACGTGCATGCGGCCGTCGACGTCCATCCGGCGCACGGTGGCGCGATCCAGCGCGAGCCGGTCAGTCTTCATCGGTTGATTCCTCATGATCAGTCGAACCCGGGAAGCACCGGGGTCCAGCCGCAACGGCAGTTCGGGTCTTCGCCCGGCATCACGTGTCGGCCTTCCTTCGGCATCCACATGCCCTCGGCGAGCTTGAAGCGCTTGCCGTCGGCGGCCAGGTGCTCCGGCCGGGGATGCTTGCCGCCGTGCGAGTGGCGCCACGTGCCCTCGGTGATGCCGATGTCCTGCTGACGGGCCGCCTGCAGGGTGGTCGTTGCCTTGTTGTTCTGGTCCCGCGCGATGAACGCCGCGCGCCGCTGGGTGATGCCGTAGCGCTTCTTCAGTTCCGCGGTCAGGGTGCCAAGATCCCGGCCTCGCGCCACCGACCGCATCACCAACCCCTCGACCTCGGTCAGGTGTTGCGAGGCGATGGACTTGATCAGCCCGATCTGTTCGCCGATCACCGCCTGGTAGGCGTCGTTCATCGGCTGTGACATCGTGAACTTCACCGCGAAGCCCTGATTCTGCAGCCCCGATTTCAGCGCGGTATCGGAATGCAGAAGCACCTTCTCGGCCAGCCGCTTCGACAGCGTCACGGCCAGTTCGTCGAAGCTCTTCTGCCATCGCTTACCCAGCCGGGCCAGTGCCGCGCGCATCGCCGCCGCCGGACTGTCGTCGCGCGCCAGTACCTCGCCCTTGTACTCAGCGGTCAGCCAGTACACGAACGACTTGTGCATCTCCGCGACGGCCTTCTCCAGCTTCTGGCGGTACCAGGCTTGGATGCCTGCGTTGCCGCGCACGACGGGGAGTAGCGGGGCATCCTTCGGCCGGGTGACCTGACGCAGCGTCGCCACGGCCTACTTCTCCACGCCCTGAGTATCCGCGCCCTCCTCGTCGTCGCCTTCTTCTTCCTCGCTCTCGTCGGTGTCCAGGCTGTCGTTCAGCACCAGCGAGTTGTAGGCGCCGTCGGGGTCGGAGGCGATGCGCGTGCGCGCTTCGTCCTGCGTGATGACGCCGGCGGTGATCAGCACCGAATCCGTTTCCGCCTCGGTCTTGCGCGCCGTGGCAAGCTCCGCCTCGGACAGCTGATAGAGCGGTTCGAACACGAAGTCGATGTCGGGGTCGATGTCACCGAACAGGTTAAGCTGGATCAGGTCGACCGCGCGCTTCAGCGGCTCACGGAACAGGCTTTCCTGCATCGAGTGGATGTAGTCGTAGAAAACGCGGATCTCGCCGTCGCTCGACGCATTGAGACCTGAGGGGGTGATACCCAGCAGCTTGACCAGCGGGATGCTGCTGACCGCCGACATCTGCTCCTGGGCCTGCGCCTGCAGCGCATCCAGACCACCCAGCGGCGTGTTGAACTGGAAGAACTCCTCGGTCTCCTTGTTCAGCACCATCGCGCCGCGGTTGTCGCGGGTGCGGTTGAACAGTTCGACGCGCTTGAAGAACTGGTCCGCGCCATCTGCGTCACCGCCAAGCGTTGCCTGCATGTCGGTCAGGAACCCGCTGACCGAGAACGAATGCACGATGTCGGACACGCTGTCGCGGGTGCGGATCCAGTGATCGATGTACGGCTTGGCCAGCTGCGACAGCGAGAGGCCGCCGAAGCTGTAGGCCGCCTTCAGCATGTCAGGCACCGGCCTCGATACGAACAGCAGCAGGCGGCTGTCATGCACGATCTTGCCCATCACAAACCACGATGTGGGCTTGTAGAAGCCCTTCTTCAGCGGGTCGGTCGAGTTGTAGAGGCTGGGGTAAGACCACATCGCCTCGACGGTTCGGAATCCGACCAGCGAGCCCTTGGCAAGCTTCTTGTCGGACAGGAACAGGGGCGCCTCAAGCTCCTTCGGGTCATCGGCGGCCAACTCCGTCGTGCCGGGCTTCGTCACGTCGACGTAGATCTGCGCGCGACCGAAG